GAACAACAGCCCTAGAAGGTAGAAAGCATTTTGGTCATGGAGGAACAAACTCTATGATTAACCAAGCGCAAAGAGATTATAATGGTAGTTATTTTGGAGGCTCTAGTTTAGGGGGCGTTAAAGTAAGCAATAAAAGTTATGATAAATATTATGGTTCACAATTTATACCGAAAGGGTTTATAAAATAGAAATAATCTAAGAAAGGAAAAACATGGATGAAATAACATTAATTAATAAAGTACAACGTCAACTTAAAGAATTATATCAACAAATCGGCGACGCAATGATCGCAGGAGGGGTTGACAATATGGAAAAATACAAATATATGATGGGGCAGGCACATGCCTATTATAAAATAAGTCAGGATATCTCTAACCTGCTAGATAAGGAGCAAAAAAGTGAAGGAACAGTCGTCGAACTCAAAACCAAAATCTAAACCAGCATTATTAAATCAGTATAAAGAATATAAAGAACATCAAGCGGTAGAAACTAAAAAACAAAAAAATATCGCAGAAAAATCTCTAGCAGACACAGAAGAAACTAAACTACCTACACCTACTGGGTGGAGAATGTTAATTTTACCATTTAAAATGGGACAAAAAACTAAAGGTGGTGTTGTGTTAGCTGATGAAACCATTGAGAGATCACAAGTCGCTTCAACATGCGGACTTGTTTTAAAAATGGGACAATATTGTTATGACAAAGAAAAATTTCCCGAAGGACCTTGGTGTAAAAAAGGTGATTGGGTTATTTTTGCAAGATATGCAGGATCAAGAATCCTGATAGATGGTGGGGAAGTAAGATTGCTAAACGACGATGAAATTTTAGCAACCATCGAGAACCCCGAAGATATATTTCATCAATATTAACATAGGAGATAACTATGCCAGAAGCAGAAGAAAAAAAGACAGTAGATATTGACACATCCGGTCCAGCAATGGATGTTGATATTCCTGAAGAAAAAGACGAAGCTACTATTGAAGGAAAAGAGGTTGTTCAAAAAGAAGAACCTACTATCCGAGAAGTAGTTGAAGAAAAACCCGCTGCAGAGCCAGTGGTTAAAGAAGAAACGAAAGAAGTTAAAGAAGAACCGAAAGAATTTACAGAAGAAAAGAAAGAAGAAGAATTAGAACAATACTCTGAAGGTGTTCAGAAAAGAATAGCCAAGCTAACTAAAAAATGGAGAGAAGCAGAACGGCAAAAAGATGAAGCAATAACTTATGCCGAGAAAATGATTGTAGCAAAAAATAGAACTGATGCTAAAATCTCGAAGCTTGAACCAAGTTACTTGTCTGTTTCTGAAGAAGGTATTAAAACCGGTTTAGAAGCTGCAAAAGCAAAACTAGCTGCCGCTAGAGAAGCAAATGATCTAGGCGCAGAAGCAACCGCTTTGCAGGATATATCTGAATTAGGTGTTAGAAATGTACAACTTAAAGACACTAAAGCTGCACAAGAAGAGTATAATAAACAACAATCAACCCAAAAAGCACCAAGTCTTGCTAGATCGTTAGCCGCGAAAGGGACGCCAGATCCCAAAGCAGAAGCCTGGGCAGAGAAAAATTCATGGTTTGGACAAAACAATGCCATGACTTATACTGCTATGGATTTACATGATAAGCTAACGAAACAAGAAGGATTTGATTCCTCAAGTGACGAATATTATGCGGAAATAGACAAGAGAATAAAGCTTGAATTCCCCCATAAATTTGATAGAACAACATTAGCGGAAGGAACGACCAAACCCGTACAAACAGTAGCTTCAGCGAAGCGAAGTACAAAGACCGGTCGCAAAACAGTGAGGCTCACGCCGTCTCAAGTTACAATCGCTAAAAAATTAGGTGTGCCACTTGAAGAGTATGCGAAACAATTAAACATCACGAAGGAGTCATAAGCATATGAGTACAGAAAAAAAAACTTCCCGTGCGAGTCAAACTAGAGAAAAGGAATCTCACAAAAAAGTTTGGGCTCCACCATCATCTTTAGATGCACCCCCTGCGCCAACAGGATTTCAACATAGATGGCTAAGATCAGAATCATTGGGATTCAATGACTCTAAGAATATTCAAGGCAGACTACGGTCTGGTTATGAATTAGTTAGATCAGATGAATATCCGGATTCAGCTTATCCAGTTGTTGAAGATGGCAAGTACAAGGGAGTTATCGGAGTTGGAGGCCTTTTGCTCGCAAGGGTACCTGATGAGATCGTAAAACAACGTGGCGACTATTATGCAAAACAACACAACGATAAAGTCGAAGCGCTGGACAAGGATCTCCTGAAGGAAGAGCACCAGAGTATGCCTATCAATATTGATAGACAATCTCGCGTAACTTTTGGTGGCTCAAAGAAAAGTTAATTTTTTAACGATTCTAACCACTCAAAGATAAACTAACGGACTGGAGGCCCGCAAGGGCAGGTCTATAAGGAGGCCATCATGGCAAATCAAACAGTAGCGTTCGGTCTAAGACCGATCGGTAAAGTTGGTCAGAATGATGACAACCAAGGTTTATCTGAGTATAGTATTGCAGCTAGTTCTGCGGCTATGTACCAAAATGACCCTGTTTCGGCAGCGGCAACTGGTTACATAACTGTAGTATCAACTACAACTGCTACTATCTTAGGTGCACTTAATGGTATCTATTATACTGACGCAAACACAAGTAAGCCTACGTGGGCTAACAATCTCAAAGCAGCTAACACTGCAACTGATATTGTTGGTTTCGTAAGCGATGACCCGTACGAAAGATTTGAAATACAATCTTCAGATACAGCTGCTTCAACGCAGACTAATATCTTTTTGTGCGCGGACATAAAATACACGGCCGGAGATTCAGCAAACTATCTATCGAGAGTTGAGCTGGATAACGACACGTTAACAACAACAGCCCAGCAGCTAAAAATCCTTGGGGTGACGAAGAATATCGATAACGACGAAATCGGTTCTTCTCATGTCAATTGGATTGTTAAAGTGAATTCTCACTTTTTAGCTAATGGCACAGCCGGAATATAGGAGGACAACATGGCAATAAGTAGAGGACAACTAGTTAAAGAACTAGAGCCAGGTTTGAATGCTTTATTCGGCTTGGAATATAAACGTTATGAAAATCAGCATGCTGAGGTATACGTAACAGAAACTTCGGACAGAGCGTTCGAAGAAGAAGTTATGTTATCTGGTTTTGCAAATGCAGCGGTTAAACCTGAGGGTTCTGCAGTAACTTTTGACAATGCTCAAGAGACTTATACTGCAAGATACACGATGGAAACAATTGCATTAGCATTCGCGATCACTGAAGAAGCGATCGAGGATAATTTGTACGACAGACTTGCGTCTAGATATACAAAAGCATTAGCTAGATCCATGGCGAATACTAAACAGATCAAAGCAGTTGATCCATTAATCAATGGGCTACCGCAAACGGCAACTTATCTCTCTGGAGATGGGTCTGCATTATTTGCGACTAATCACCCAACGATTGCTGGAACAGTTCAAAATACTTTGACAACTCAAGCAGACCTTAATGAAACTTCATTGGAGCAAGCGTTAATCGACATTGCAGCAATGACAGATGAAAGAGGGTTAAAAATTGCAGCTAGAGGAATGAAAATGATCGTTCCTGCAGCTAATCAATTTAATGCTGAGAGACTGATGAAGTCACAAGGTAGAACTTCGACTGCTGATAACGATATCAATGCAATCGTATCTATGGGAATGGTTCCTCAAGGTTATAGAGTGAACAATTTCTTAACTGATGCAGATTCTTGGTATATTATCACTGACGTACCAAACGGTATGAAATACTTCGAAAGAACGCCGATTAAAACGGCGATGGAAGGTGATTTCGATACTGGAAACGTTAGATACAAAGCTAGAGAAAGATACAGATTTGGTGTATCCGACTATAGAGGTATCTTTGGCGTTCAAGGTGCGTAATATAAAATAATATTTTGTGGCGGGACATTGTTTCGCCACAATTTACCTATAGAAAGAAAAAATGAAGAAATATCTTATAAACATCTGGGCCTATGATTATCACGCTAAATTTGAAGTTTTAGCGGAAGATAATCCCAATTCTGTTGAACATGCAATCCTTGACAAATTAGGAGAAAAAAGTGTAAACTGGGAATCAACGGGAATGTTTAGAGATATTCCTAACAGAATAACCTATGAGGAGGTTAGTCATGACCGAAGACCTATACAAACAAAAAAGGTCCTTGGAGTTGAGGTGGCAGTTGGAGTATGAGCAAGAAGGTAAATATACTCTTAATATGGTCGACATTGATAATACAATTAAAGGTATTATTACTGAGATCAAAATCGAAGAACGTAGAATTGCAGATGTCGAAAATGCAGTTCAAAATTCTGCCCCCGAAGTTTCTGTGGCAACTTAGATAAAGGCCACATCGCTGAAATCGTACTTTTTCCGTAGGATTTCTTGCACTCAATCAAAAATTAAGCTATAAACAAATTACTATACAATATTAATTGGATATCGACGCGTATAGTCGACGGCCTAGAGACGATATCCTA